AGAAGGCGCATACGCTGGAAAATCTAGCGTGAATAAACATTCTGCGCAGCAATTTGCGAAACGTTTAGCGCAGCGAGCGGCCCAGAAATTTAACGCTGAAAGTGCGTATACTGAGATCGGAAATGCCGTTTTACGAGATTGTCAAACGAAAGGAGGCACTTTATTAGATCGTTTGTGCGAACGAGTGCCTGAGACGGAAATGGTGCGTGATATTTTGCATGAGGAATTTGCAAAAATTATGAAGGAAAATCCGAATTTATATTGCGTACCACTAACGGCGGTGGAAGCTCAAGGCATGCTTGATGAAAATGCTTATAGCATAGTGAGCCATAAAATTCAACCTGCTTTATGCAGAGTGTATTTTAGAGGCGCATCGGTTGTAGGCGTGTTCATAGGTGGCCGGAATCTATTGACCGTTTCGCATGTTTTTCGCGATTGCAAAGGCAAAATGCCAGATCACGATGAAGAGTCTTTCGTGATTAAACATCAAGGCATTGCCTATTCGAATTTATTTTATCGCGAAGATGTGCATTTCGTTGCGGACGACGTCGTTATTTTGCATTTGCGGGCTAATATTCAAGCAATGCCCGATTTACGGAAGCATTTTATACGCGAAGATGATTTGAAACAACGAGAGTCGCTAGAGGCGTATTTTCCAACAATCGATGCGAATCATATATTTAATTTTGCTCATTGCGTCGCCACAGTGTGCCGAAAAGCTGCTATTGCTTACCGGCCTATTAACGTCCCTTGTGACGTTGATTCTGGCGACGCTGTCGTTGATATGCTCAACGACTTGGCTAAGGAAAGTCAAAAGCGTGAAGTTGCCGTGATAAAAGTGCCGCCGCACCGTTATATGAAATACGATTGCACGACTGTTCGCGGATCATGCGGTAGTATTTTAGTAGCGGATGACGTGTCATTGCAGCGAAAGTTAATAGCTATTCACGTTGCTGGAACGTCAACTCGGCAAGGAGCTGGCATTATTGTTACCCAAGAAATGTTAGAACCTTTTGGGTACCTTTTTGACCAGCATCCGAAGGGTATTTTTATTAACAAAGATACCTTGGGGCCTGTAGAAAATGCGATTTTTCAAGCCCAATCGGCAAATTTTACCGAAATTGGACAAATGCCTAAGACGCTAGTTGGAGCGCAACCGGCTAAAACGCGTCTGAAGAAGACAATTATTCATGGGCGATTGTATAAGACGAAAGTTGGGCCATCGGTTTTGAGTCCGACCGACCCGCGGTTAATTAAGCGGGTGTCGCCATTATTAAAGGGCGTTTTGAAGTACGACAATCAAGCGGTGCCGTTAAGCAAAGGATTTCTTGGTGCGATTGAAAATCATATTAGCACACAGTTGAAAATCTTGCCGCGTCCAACTCCAGCGGACGTTTGGTCTGAACATCAAGCTATTAACGGCATCGATTGCGCTTATGGCGATGGTTTAGAGATGGATACTTCGCCTGGTTGGCCTTACCGTTATATGGAAAGACCAAAAGATTGCGCCAAAGGAAAGAAGTGGCTTTTCGCGTATGACGAAGACACGAATGAATATACGGTAGAAAATGCCACTTTGCGACAGCGTTTGGATTTACGTTATCGTTGCGCTGAAATGGGAACACGGTGCCCTTCGATTTGGATCGATACGCTGAAAGACGAAAAGCGATCCTTGGAGAAGATCCGAGAGGGAAGCACGCGAGTCTTTACAATTGCACCAGTCGATTTTACGATTTTTACGCGGCGCTATTTTGGCGCTTTTACGGTTTTCTTTTATGCGAACCGTTTGAAATTTTTCTCGGCCGTTGGCATAAATCCTGAAAGCGGAGAATGGACGACGTTGGC